CTCGATCCTCAGTTTCAAAGAGGAAAGATCTGATGATTAGGACGTACCAACCAACCAGTGGGTCTGCCATTTCAACCCCGAGTCGCGTGGAGAAATCCCACGTCATTCGCAAGGTTATGATGAAGATCACCTTCGGTAGCAGCAGTGAAGAGGTTCACACGTTAGCACAGATGGGCTTTACTAACCCAGCTTTAATTGCGTGGGAACTAACACCATGGTCGTTCGTTATCGATTGGTTCCTACCAGTTGGTAACTTTATATCCAGCTTGGACGCGACTTTAGGTCTTGTCTTTGTCGATGGGTATAAGTCGACTCGCGTGACTAAGAATTCTCACAGTCACGCATGGTGGGATCCCGGTATTAAAAATGTCTCCTATCATTGGGAAGGTTCAGTTATTGGATCTAATTCGGAAGAAACGTTCTTGCGGTCGACTCTCACGAGTTTTCCGTCTCCGCGGCTTCCGAGCTTTAAAAATCCCTTTAGTAGCCAGCATCTATTAAATGCCGTTGCGTTGTTGGCTCAATTCAAGAGCCGCAACAATTTTTAACTCCATTAATAATTAAGGAATAAACATGTCAGCTATCGCTTCCATGACAATCGCGGATGGTGTCGCCACCCCCGTGAACCATACTTTTGCTCCCGTCAATATCGACGCCGCAGGTGTGGCAAAGTGGGCAGACCGCTCTGGCGGTATTGCTCTTGGTTACCCTGTTATCACCCAATCCATACGAGTCCCTAATAAGGATTCGCGGAATTATAAATTGGTGATGAGGGTTGTTACTCCAGTACTGGAAGTTACGTCTCCATCGACTGCAAGCGGAATTCAGCCTGCACCGACTAAAGCGTACGATTTGGTAGGCACTATTGAATTTGTGCTTCCCGAACGCTCTTCACTCGCAGAACGCAAGAACATTGCAGCGTATGTGAAGAATTTCCTGGCGAACGCCAACGTTACCAATGCTCTCGAATCCTTTGAGAGTGTTTATTAAGTACCGTTAACTGGAGAACTGATTATGAGCTTAGCCATAACCAAGAAGCAAGTTTTAACTGCTCTAAAAACCTTTGCCTCGGACTCGAAAGATACAGATCGAGTCGTGAAGGGTTACTTCTCTTCGTTAGGTTCACCGAAAGCCCTAGCAGCATGGCTATTGTACTCGAATTCTGAGCACGAGCAACTATTAGAGCTGGACGTAGACCCGAAATCGTACATGGATGATCGGGACGGGATTGAAAAATTCCACCTTGATTATCTTGCGATATCGTTCTTATCCAAATGCGATTTTTTAAGCATTTCTTGGAATAAGAAAAAGCGCGCCACTGAAAAATTCCTGAAAATGGAACAACAGTGTTGTCAGACAAATCAACGTTTCTCCAATGAAAATAAAGTTGAAAACAACTCTATTTTCGGCCCATTACTTTTCGTAATGCGTCGTAAAATCTCGGAGATTCTAGGTGAGTTTGAGATTGAGGAATTCTTCCTAAAACCTGCTTGGGGCCCTGGTGTTACAACCCTCATAAAGGGGGAAGATACCAGTGCATCAAGAAAGTTCCAGTCAGAGACTGGTATAACGAGTGCTTTGTACGCCCTAGTCGGAAATAGTTTACCTTCCGCCTATCCTCTTTGGTTTGGCCGCGAACACCTAGGTGATTCGAGTTTTACTATCGAGGCGGGTAATACGGTCACATCTGTTCCAAAAAATTCCAAAATCGACCGAATTATTGCCATTGAGCCAGGATTAAACCTCTGGTTCCAAAAAGCATGTGGTTCGATGATAAGGAGTCGATTGAGAAGATGGGGCGTGGACCTTAACTCTCAAGCTAGGAATCAAAAACTTAGCCGCGAAGGTTCCCTTACGGGGGCTTTAGCGACGGTTGATTTCTCCTCAGCGAGTGATTCAATATCCCGGAAAGTAGTGGAATACCTACTACCAGGGCGTTGGTTCACTGTACTGAATGCTTGTAGGTCGAGGTACGGCCGGATAGATACGTCTAATTTTGAATGGGAGAAGTTTTCCTCTATGGGAAATGGATTTACATTCGAGTTAGAATCTCTCATCTTCTATGCTGCGGCGTTGGCTTCCTGCGAAATGCAGGGTGCGAGCTCCCTTCAGGTGAGTGTGTACGGCGATGATGTAATATTGCCGAGCAGTGTTTATCCTCTCTTTGTTGAATTTACTGAGCACCTTGGATTTACGGTTAACCTTGATAAGAGTTTCTATCAGGGGAAGTTCCGTGAGTCTTGTGGTAGTCATTGGTTCAACGGTATTGATGTAAAACCCCTCTATTTAAAAGAAAGATTGTCTAATGCGTTCTCAATTTATAAGCTGGCTAATAGTATCCGGCGCCTCAGTCATCGTCGTAATAACAACTTCGGCTGTGATCGGCGCTTTCTACCTATTTGGCGCAGTGTTGTCTCGGGGTTACCTCACTCTCTTCGGAGCTTAAGAGTCCCAGACGGCTACGGTGACGG